ACGTATTAGTATTTTGAATCTTAACAATGGCCATTTACATTCTCTCTAATAGTTGTTTCAAGATGCCTTTTATTTCTTGCACCTCAGATTGTAACTCTTCTATTTTATTTTCTTTTTCGAGAAACCTTTGTCTGGCCTCTCGCGCTTGCTGTGCAGCAGATCTATTCTTATTTATAATAGCACCAGAGCGAGAATCCCGGTATAGTCCAGGATTCCCTTCTACAGGTATATAATTATTGTTACTCATTATACTAACGCGATTGCCCTTAGTGCTGAAGATTGTGGCACAAATGCCGGATTCTCTGATTTCATAACAATCTTAAGTTTAAATGCTTTGAAGTCTTCACTTGGATCTATTGACCATTCAGCTTCACTAAACTCTCCAGTGTCACTTACCGGAATTGGCGATGTTGGAGAAACCAGTGACCATGCTACAGCATCAATTGCTGTTTCATCTTCTGCTGATTTGTAGTATACTTCAAGCTGTGTATTATTTGGTTGAGAAACATCCATAAAGATTTTCAATGTAGATGATGGCTCATCAAGCAATACTGTTTTTGTAACATATTTGGCAAGAGCCGAACCAGTATTAGTAGTATTCTCTGCTTCATAATTAATTACTGTATTAAAACCAGCAGTTGCTGATCCAACTGGCCGATCAATACGATTACCAATAGTAAACACTGTTGCACGCTCAAGGTCAACTGCAGGAGATAGATTTTGCCTGGTTGAACTAAATGCACCACGCACAAGTAATGAAGAACTTGATTTATTATCACTTGTTGCAATTACTCGAGTAGTATCAGTATACATGGTTTCATTTGGAATGATTGGACTAAACGCTGTATCAAGAACATATGGTGTACGTGCTGTTTCAGTAAGTCCTAAACCAGATGATGTTTTAGCAGACCAAGTGATATTTGTATTACTTACAAGAACCTGTTGTATATTCGCTTGGAATGCTTGGAATGCACGGTTGTCAGTTGCGACAACAGTTCCTGCACCACCGATACCTGTTGTTGCAGCATTGGTTGATACTGTAATTGTATAAGAATCTTGTTCAACATTGTCTACCACATGAGTAGCATTTAATTCAGATGCTGGAATACCATGTACTGCACTTGCAACTCCGCTAATAGTAACACTTGAGTTAACGCTCGCATGTTTAAAGAATCCATGATCATCATGGTATACTCTAACCTGATTAGAGCCTGATGCCATGCGTAGTGCATCGTATCTAAGCTGTACTTTTTCTGGCTCATCATTCTTAAGAATCAGATTAGCAGTTGCTCCAGTAGTAAAGTCAGCACGATGAATCTTAAACTTAAGATCCGCGTTTTGATCAGCTGTCCATGTAGAAGCGTTTTGAGATTTAAACATAACACCAGCATATGGCTGCTTATTAATCTTAACACCAGCAGTGTCATCTTCTCCCATTACAGCGTGCCATACTTTATACTTATTTGTATTAGCAAGAATCACAATACAGTATTCTACATTTTCTTGTAGGAAGACTGGAGATTCAAATACAAATGATGTTGCAGTTGCACCTGTTGCTGAGGTATTAACATCTGCCGCATTTTTAACAACTTCTCCAAAAGGAGCAATACGAGGTGATGGAAAACCATTTGACATTTCACGGATCTGAACAGTAACAGGAATGTTATCATCCTTTTCACCGAAGAAGATATCAGCTTGAGTAATATATGCTCCACCTACTTCATCAATCAAGAATGACTGAGCTAGTGGATCCCACCAACCTTCTTGCGTACGTGTACGTGTATTTGTAATGATTCTATTACCAGTTACATTTGATTGCTCAACACGAGGAACCCTTGTTGACAAGAATACTTCTTCAACATTATCAATTAGGCCTGAAGCAGTATAAGTTGCTTGAGCTTCAGTTGAGTTTGTTGTAGCATTTGTTGGTGAATCAGTAAGTCTAAATACTCGAGAACCAGTATTAAATCTGCGCGCTGCATTATTAGGAATAAAGAACGAACCAGTTACTTTACCGGTTCCATCAGTTACCAGAGCACCAGCAGTACCTGGGTGAGATGTAATATTATTTTGACCTGTAACAACACTTGTATTATTATCTGACCAAAGAGTATATGCTTCTTCTTTAACAAAGTCTGCTACAGCAACACCATCAAAGAAAGCGTATACTTGAGTATTTGGTTTCATTCGAGTAGCACTGAATGAAATCTGTCTAGATCTGATAAACGGCGCAATATCAATTGATACAATACGATCGCCCTGAGATTCAACTTGTGTAGACCATGCCAATGCTGTAGTTGTCCCTACACGTGTTTGATTTTCTGTTGTAGTAGAAGTAATTGTTCTAAATCGACGCAAACCACCGCCAACCTGAGAACGCTCTCGTGTACGTATCCAGTTTCCTGTTTGAGTCTGAGTACCCGTCCATTGTGTCTGCCAGTTATTCCATACAGTACCAAAAGATGTTGTTTCATTAATTTGTTCAATCATAGCTTCTGTTACGCCAGCATTATCAATAGTAACACTTGGACGTCGACGAGTATCTCTCCATTCATCAGATGATGGTGAAAGATCTACCGAACCCTGCCATGTAAATACATCATATGGGTTAACGTTAATGAGAGATGAGGCTTGCGGCTGATTAACTAAATCGGCATTACTATATGGTAATGTAACTAGGTCACCTGTCTTTTGAACACCTGAAGAACTACTTGCATCGTAACGCAAACGTGTTGCTTCTTGAACAAACTGCGGACGTAGAATGCCGTCGTCAGGATCAATAGCTGCTCTATATTCTGGCGACTTTACATCAGCTACATTATAAGATTTAAATGAATCTACAACAAATCCATTTTTAAACCGCTGCAATGCACCAGTTGAATCAACGATCTGACGACCTGAAGCCTCTTTTTCAAGGAATGAAAGAGATGTGTAATATTCTAGAGTATTAACTCGCCGCTCGATCTTACCAATATCACGCATTGTATAACGCTTATTATCGAGGATAGTAATTTCTACTTCGCTTGGCTTAAGTGTATATGCCGGTACCAGTAGATGGTAAAGAACCATTCCATCTTTTGGATCATCTGGCAATTCAGGATTTAGACCTGATACACCTTCAACAACTCCAAATTCACCATTCTTATCTAAGAATACTTTATCTTTACGATTTAAATAATATTGTACATCTGTTGTAAATGTGGTTGCAGGCTCTGGTACAAGTTTAGTAACAGCTCCTGTGCCGCTAAAGTTATTACCAGCATCTGACACTCTTGGTCGGAAGTCAATAGCAGAACGAAGTTCTACAATTTTACCTGTCGATTTAACTGTATAAGATGGAATATCTTCATATGTTACTGCGTTACCATCGTTATCAGTCAAACCAGAATATGAATCAACCGAGAAGAAGTCACCTGTGCCGTCATGAGTAAAGAATTCATATTTAACTAGAAGACGTCCAGTAGGAATAAAGTTTGTTTCAGGTTTAATAGTAATCTTTGAGATACCATAGAAGTTATCTTTTTGCCCATTGTCAAAGTCATAATACTCTTTTACATCTACATCAGTATCAACAGCATCAGTACTAAAGTCAGCTGACATATACACAGCAAGTAAGCGATAACCATCAGCCTTACCTAGTTGTAAATCACCGGCTTCAATTGTTGCTTGATTAGTAAATGCTACCTGATGAATATTTTGAGAACCGTTACTTGTTAATGATTTAGAATCATGATCAAGGGTTTTCTTTACGCCAGCAATCAATTCTACTGATTCACCGTTATATGATGTTAAACCCGAAATGTCAACTGACTGACTATTACCTGAGATAGAGATATCGCCTGAACCTAAGGTAACAATCGTACCAGCAGATGATCCAGAAGTAACAGCAAGGATCCAGTTGTCTGTATCAAATGGTTCAAATAATTCAGTAGATCCTGATGTAGTAAATGTAGCTTCCCCAGCAGATACTGTATCTGCACCAAACTTTTTATTTGAAAAATACACATAGTTAAAATCACCAGTACCATCATCGCATGTTTTTACACGATCAAATGGTAAAGAAAATACTAATGTATTACGAGAGGGTTCATTAAGAACCGCTTTAGAATTTACGAGAGTAACATTGCCACTGAATCCAGAAGATTGAATAGACTTAACTGCAGTAAATGATTGTGAAGCATTCATCTCAATATCAAATAGATATACTTTATAATCAGTTCCATCTTTTTCGATACTGCGTACGCGGGCAAACCCAATAGTAGAGCCGCCACCTGAAGTTGCAGACTTAAGATTAACTTGGCTAAACGTTGTAGTATCAGGAAGACCAGTTACTGTAGATGCTGTCAATCTTACAAAGTTACCAATAACAGAAGATACAGAAGCACCTTCGAACAATGCAGCTTCGCGAGATTTATTTACTGAAAGATTTGTAGTAGAAAGCGTCTCAATTTCGTAACCACGAACATAAGCCTTTGATGGCTCAATGGCAGCAACTAATTTAGCAGCATCTCCTGGAGTATTTACATCGGTATCTTCCTTCATTGTAACTTTAAATGGTCGTACAGTATAGTCACCCGATTCATCAAATGTACGGCGAGCTAGTGTATCCTCAATCACATTATAATCAGATTCACGAACTTGCTTTTGAATTTTACCGTTAACAATACGAAGTAATAGCAAGAAGTTATCAATAGTAGATGCAAAGTTGACTTGAGTTTTTAATTCTGTTTTAATTGAATATCGATGTGCACCAGGAGCAGCATAGTTAGGTGTACCAGTTGCATTATCATTTAGGTTTGCATCTTCAGCTGAAGTTGTTACAGCTTCAGTAATTTCTAAACCTACATCAAATGACACGTTATTAGTATATTTAGATAGAATTAATGTTGCACCTTTAACGACAACAAAATGGCCACGTATAAAATAAATACCTTCTTCAACCTGAACTAATGCACCATAGCCGGTAGGAGAAGTTGTTCCCACAGTGGCCGTTATTGTACCATCATCGTATGAACTTGTGGTAGTATTATATACTTGTTCTGTAAGAGTATCAGATGCACTAAATGTTTTATCAGTATTAGTCGTACCATTTGAATTCTGATAAACAACATAGAGCGTATCAGGATCAGATCCAGTTGCCGCAACAGCAGCAACAACTTTAGCACGCAATCCATCTGCGTTTTTAAAGTGCTTTCCAACCATGGCATCTGTAACAGTAGTAGATACCGCAGATAGTTTAACATAGTCTGCATAGTTATTATATGCATTACCACCAGGAATTACAAGTGAACCCTCTTTAAACATATGGTTACCAAATTGTGTAACCTGATTTTGCAGTATAGACTGAAGTTGTGTTAACTCCCGGGCCTGTACGGCAATCCCTGGACGAAAGAGTACTTTATGATATTTTTCCTGAGGCGTAAGCGTATCAGCTCCGGCCTGTTGGAAATCATCGTAGTATGGGTCTACGTTAAACTTAATTGCCATTATTATTTTTCCTTAGAATTCAAGTACTAGTTTTACTGTTTCGATCTGATCATTTGCACGGTTAACCGCAGTACGATTTTCAAGGAAAATAACTTCACCTGAATCGTGTTCTATGCCTGGGTTACCAACAGCTGTCACATTACGCGCAGTATTACTTGTACCGTCGATTTTAACATTATCGCTTGTAGTAAATGCAGTAAATCCTGTTGTTTCATCTTGATGATAATATACTATACCGTTTGTAGCATCGTAGTCATCAATAATACCTTTTGCTCCAGTAGAGCTACCAACAATTACTGAGTCATTTGTAAATTCCCCAGCTGCAGGAGGACCTGATAGTGTCAAGCTATATGTTGCTCGCAATGAACCGGCAGATGCTACTGTAGTTGTTCCATAGTTAAATGGATTACGAACCAAACCTAACTGACGGAATTCATTGCCAGTAATAAATGTATCGTTCTCATCACCTGTTAATGATTGGTTAATAGTGATATAATGCGCACGAAGATCTTGGCGAGGGTCATATCCAAATCCGTTTCGAGGACCTAGGATTGCTCGGGCTGTTGCACCAGAACCAGAACCATCAGATGTAATTGTTATCTTTGCCTTCGTATAACCAGAACCTGGATTACTTACAAGAATATTTGTAATTACTCCTCCGGATACAACAACGTTTGCATCAGTTACAGCAGCACCAGTACCGTCTCCATTAATAGTAACAGTAAAGTTATCCGAAGCAGCGTAGCCCGTACCGCCTGCAGTAATTTTAATATTATAAATTGCACCATCAATTGCAGCTTGTTTTACAGCCCATTGATCTTGAAGGGCCTGAGCTGAAGCAGCACCAGGGTCAGAATCAATATCCTCTGTAGGAATAAATGCTGATGTTAAGAATTTATTCGCAGCTGTAGTTGATAGTGTGTACAAGTATTTCCAAATATAACCATCAGATGCAGTATTATCAATAACTCCAGCAACAGTAACACCAGCATTATCTGGGTTAGTAGTTGATGCACCAGGACCAGCTTTAATACAAAGCATGATATGGTTGTTATCTGTAATCACATAGAATTTCTTAGATTCTAGTGTAGCATCACGATCATCATATTCTGCATATGTTGTACCAGAAATCCACTGATAACGAGGAGCAGCGAACTGCAAATCGGTAGTAGCTAATTTCTTTAGTGATGTCATATTTTGCCATACATTAGTAGTATGCGAATATGTGTTGTCGAAAGGCGCATCGGGTGTACTGTCATCCGTCCACGCTGATGAACGGCCAACAAACAAATAATAATTGTTCGCTGCCGCTTCAATGTCAGCTACAAACTGCTTAGCAGCTCTTAGCCTAAAGTTTTGGGTTACAATGGCGGCCATTGATTTTGACTCCTATTAAATGTCTGATATAGTAATTTCCGCAGTCGCGTTTATATCTATTGTTTTATTTATAGCCTCAGAAATGGTGTAATCAGCAAAGTTCGAATTTGGATTAGGTAATAAGAACTTTAAATCTTCTAAGTATTGCTTCGGCCCTATTTTGTTTTGTTGTCGTGTATTATCATTTATAATTTGTTCAGTAAAGTATACTGTTGCTAAATCGCCAGTATAACCAAGATCTGAACTGACAACACCATGACCAGTACGAGTCGCAATTGCCTGAGCACTGATCTCTACTGGAGGTATAATAATTGGAACTGGAAGTCCAGCACCAAGTTGTAAGCCAGGCTGATCGAAAGGCATAGTAGTGCCAACTTGACTTTTTTCAAGTATCTCAATGAAGAGAAGGATCTCACCAAAGAAAATAAATCCAGCTGGGTGTACCAACCGGTTAAATGCGTTTTTCCACTGGTCAATGTTTGCACCAGTTTTAAGGATATACGAGAACTTCTGATACTTAAATGAATCTTGAATTCTCTTATCATCAGATACAAATGATCTTGAAGTTGACCCTGAACCTGAACGATATACTTTAACTACGTCTCCATCCGATAATGCCGGTGTAAACGTAAGCTTATATGCTAATGTTTGTGTGACGCTATCCTCATCTTCTGGATCGTCACCGCTATATGTTCTAAAATATGTACTAGATTTCCAAGTGTTATTAAGTACACCATTCACAAACACAATAGGTGTGTTATATAATAGCCAAAAGTTATTATCATCTTGGCCAAATACTTCTGATGTTGTTCCAGAGATAGTAAATGTATTTATTGGTTGATAGCTACCAGGGTTTGCTTTTACATCATCTGCAAAATCTGTCCATGGGTTATCTGATGGAATAAACATATCTTCTTTTGGAAAATATATTTCTACCTCATCGTTAAACAATAAGTTAAAAAATGAAACAATAGAATCTGGAGTACCACGAGACTGATAGAAATCAACAAGCTTAGTATAAAATAGTCTAGGATCGGCGGCAAAAGAACGAGGTATAGAGATACCAATCTCTTGTTGTAGGTTTGTTAAAAACTGTTCTTCAACAAGATCGATATCCCGCTGATCTGCTATGCGGTTTACATAATGCGACGCACGATTTTCTGAAACTAGATAGTCATTAAATAATTCTAAAAACTCAATAAAATCAGGATACGTCTGATTAATATGTTCCGGAACTAAATCTGGAATCAG